TCCTACACACCATTTGTTTAATTGACGTAACATTTCTTGTACAGTGACTCTATCATCGTGATCACCAAATGCTTCATCTTGTATTTCTTGTGGCTGCGTTGCCCACCAAGCAAGGGTGTTATCGTCAATCGAACGTCCATATTGCTCTGATTGTTCTTCTACATCTCCTCGCAAGTATAATGGACTGTGTGGTTCGTCGTCTGTAAATGGATTGAATTTAATTGCACCTAAGGTCATAACAACACTGTCGGGCTCTACACCCAGTGTTTCCAAATCAATCATGCCGTGTGTTGCCATCAGCGTTTATTCTCTTGTCCTATGCCTGTAATAATTAAAAATACATAAAGTAAAGGCCATGCCCAGCCTGTAAGGAACCCTGTAATATGTAATGTCATCAAAGTTACACCGGTTAGACCAGTAGTGCCTATGCCGGAGGGTTTTGATAATTCGGGTATTTTCATAAAAACTCCTTAACTATAGTAGCATTATATACTCTATTAGTTAAGGAGTCAAGTTATTTTGATTTTATTGGGTTACAAATGCTGACGGATCTATATCTACGCCCTGTCCGTTTGAATATTCTGCGCCTAATTGAATACCTGACGGCTTCTCGTCTGACCAAGCCAAAATGCTTTCTGCTTCTACCATTCTAACAGTCAGAACTTCGTCTTCAGCTACTTCAATGTCAAACGATCTTGTCCATCTTCCGTGCTCAACTAGTATCCAATCTCCAATTTGATATGGGTCAGTATTTTTGGGGCCTTTAGAATATACTCTTCCCCATCTTGAGTAAATTCCATGTGCTTTGCCGTCATCGCTTTTTAATATTATGCCTGACTCAGTTGTTTGCTCACCAAAATGCATATCGGTTACTAAGACACGATTTTGAATTGCTTTTGGAATCCCTTTTATAGGATTTATGTTAATAGCCATTATTCTCCCTTAGGTACAAAATTGCCTTCGTCGTCTTCGATCCACTCTTCAGTAGATTCAGTTGCTTCTTGGGCTCTAGTAGTTTGTTTAGAAGAAGTTGTTTTAGACATTTTTACAGGTTCTTCTTCTGCAACACTTTGTTTTACTCGCACAGGCTCTTCATTTACAACGGCCTGTGGGTTGTCTTTATAATAGTCTCTAACTAAATCTTCGTGCTTACGAATTATTTGACCACCTGGTCCGAGCTCGTCGCCTCTAGCATTGACTCTTGCATTGCCTACTGCTGGAGTTAGCTCGTTCTTTTTACGTAGCATATCCATATCAATTGTTTTACCTTTGGCTGTACGGTAAACTTTTTGTCCTCTTTGTTTCATTGGCATAATATATCTCCTAATATAATATACGTATTTATCTCAAGAACTCTCGCCAATCCAGGTCAAACTGGATTGAGTTTATTCTATGTACACCTATCAAATACAGCACATAACTTGCTACACTTGATCCACGTCCTACACCCCATACAATGTCATTCTTACGCATAAAGTCCACAAGATAAACCATATAGCGTAGCAAGTCTTCCATACCACGTTCTCTAAACGCATCAAGTTCTTCACATACTCTATCCCATTCTGGCTTTGCTTGTATTTCGTATGCTTCTACGGTTTGTAGTTCTTCCATCAGTTTAGCCATTATCCAAGCATCGATGTCAAGTGTCTTGTATTCTTCGGGCATAAACCATTCACTTTGACATACACCATCAAATGTTTTTTGATCTACGTCTAACGGTATATACTTTTGCAATGGCGACATACCTTGTTCTTCCATTGCACTATTGAACTTGTCTATTTCATCGCTTTGGTCACATAGTACAACGTGTACCTTATCCGCATGGCCACTATAAATCATGTCGATTAAATCGCGATTAGAGAATCGTGGAATACCTAAATCGTCAGTTTTCATAAGCATACGTGTATTTTAACTGATATTTATTAAAGTGTCAAGATCAGAATCGTCTTTTTGTTGTTGGTTTACAAATTCTTTGGCTCTTCTACTGCGAGCTTCCTCTTTATAAATATCCAAAATCATTGAAATTTGGGTTTGCAATTCAGGATTACGAGTTTGAAAATATTTACGTTGTAACTCTACAATCTTATTTTCAACTTCAGTTATTGTTAAATCGTCTAATTGATCAATTAACGGATGAGTCATTATGTAAATTGGCCTAAATACTTTGCAAAAATTGTTGAGCCGCCGTCATACGTCCAAAACTCTACTACTTTTGGATTTGTGTCAGAGTCTAAAGTGAGTGTACTAGGAAATGTATTGTCGTATTTAATTGTGCCACTAGAAATAAAATTAATGTCAATATTGCTATTTTCAGTTCTTAATTCTATAACCATTCTTGCATATCTTTCAGATGCAGGCCAACCTGTTAGTGTTAGGTTAACCGATGAAGGGAGAGCATCCCCGTCAATTCTAAAAGTTTGAAAATGTCCATTTGCAAATGTAACTTCCTGAGGAGCTGCAACGAGTCCTCCTGAGTAAAATTTTTCGGTGACTTGATTAAATTCTGCATCAATAATGTCATTTCCTAAAAAATTATTATCAGCGTTAGTTTTAGCACTCGAATCTTGTAGTGTACTAATTTCTGTATTAGCAACATTTAGTGCTGTTTTTACGATATTAAAATTATCTCTAAACCCTTGAGAATCGTTGTCTTGTCCTGCAACAGGATAATTTTCGTCTATAGTTGTGTAAACAATATTGCTAGCCATTTTTGCTCCTTTGTATTATTTATCTTCTCTTATACGTTAAATCTATAATTAGGAAATGCAATGTATTGATCTTGGTTACTTCCTTGAGTAGAATCTATTATATATCTATCAACTTCTATATCAAACTGTTTAAAATCAAATCCATCTCTTAATATATTATTTTTTATAGTTTGTGCCGACCCTGCTTTACAATAACACAACGGAACAGCGACAATATATCCTAATTCTTGTATTCCGCCTTCTTGAGCAGTTCTCATCCATAAAGGCAAAAATCTTCTTTCTGTAGCACCAACTGTTCTTAATTCGTCACGCATATTTGTAGTGTTAGATATTAACTTTCCAACATCATTGCCGTCGCTGACTCTTACAGCATCACTGTCTGCTTTAACCGTATCTCCTTTTGGTCTATATTTAAACGGTTCGCTATCAGTTTCACTTGTAACAATTACTTCTTCGCCGTCTCTTGTTAGTACGTCTACATCGCCCGGAAGTAATTTTAAATCTTGACCATCTCTTGATTCAAACAAGTATTCATCAGTTAAAATCTGTGTATCTCCTACTTGAATTGCCGGTAATCCTACATTGGTTTTAAATTGGTCTTCTTTTGTTTCGTATTGAATACTATCAACTGTTATTTTATCTGAATTATTTACTACCGTTAACCTTTTGTTTACTTTGCCAGTTTTTGGTTCAGCCGCATCTATTAATTCTAGATAAACAACTTCGTATATAACATCGTTTGTGCCTGGCTCTTTAGCCTCAGCAACTTTAATTTCTCCTGCAATGTATCTTTTTCTCTTATGAAACTTTGCTGCTTTGACTACATATTCTTCAATTGATTTTGTTTCTAAGCCTGCATATGCTAGGATCTTTATTTCTTTTTGTAACCCAAAAGCCGGATCATTTGGTCTATATATCGATTCAGGTGGGAAAATAGTGCTGTTAGCAATGAGACCATTATAGTCTTCTCTTTGTGCTTCTTTAAGCATAGGTTTCATAATAAGGTTACTGTATAGTTTGTCGTCAGGATCTATTACGCTAATAGTAAACTCTCTTTGAATAGCAGAATAACCAAATCTATCTCTAGCATCAACTGTAAATGTAAAACTTCGATCAATCGTTGTGTCGCCACCGTCTAGTAAGAATGTACCGTTATCAAAACTAATTAATCCATTTGATTCACTAGGATCAGGAAACTGTCTTACCTTACCAACAATTTCGCCATCATATAAAAGTTCTAATCCTGGAGGCAGTCTACCTGCTGTTTTTGTATAGACAAGTTTTGCATTAGGTATACTTGTTACAGCCTGAACATTTAAAATGCTTGTAAAGTTTGCTTGTAGTGCGCCTAAATTAGCATCAGTAAGCCATTGAATAGTTGAATCAACTTCTCCTAATACATTTACAGTAAAGGTTTTGTCTTTATACGGTTGTGTAGTATCGTCTGTGCTGTTTACAGAAATCTCTTTAGTAAAACTTTCTCTACCTAATATTGCTAACCCAACGTTATCGTCTTTTAGTACACTCCTTGGCAAAGTATCTGTTAACTTTACTCTTGAAATTTGATCTGTAATTTTTTCAATTTTTATATTATTTGTACTATCAGCACTTACAAAGGCTTCTTGAATAATATTAACACTGGTATTACTTGTTAATGGCGCTCTAAACTTTACAAAACTATCTGAAATACTTGTAACATATACAGGTCCTAAAGTTGATGCAAAAGCTCTTATAATTTCATCTGAAAAACTAGGAGATCCTGATGGTTGATCTACTCCTAGTATTTGATAATTTAATTCTAACGGCCCGCCCGATCTGTTCAAAATAGACCATTCTATGTAGGGAACAACATTTTCTATAGTACAAACTTCTTCTTCTGAAAAAATAAGTTTTCTGCCTTCGAGCTCGTCTCTTTTATCAGCTGATATTGTTTCTACAAAAAAGTTATTTGATCCCAGGGAAGCATCTTCGTGAACAATTAAAGGAATATCTGCATTAAGAGCAGCGTCTAAAAATATTTCGTCATAATCTGGATTAACACTTTCTACAGAAATAACCTTATAACTAAATTCACCTATTGCTATAAATCGTCCAACTAGCTCCTTTAAATCGTCTAGATCGTCAGCACCAGCATCAAAAATACCACCGGAGTTTTGTTCCAGTTTAAATATTTTAAAACTTGTTTTACCAACTTGCGTGTCTTCGTAAAAAGTGCCAGTAATAAAAACAACATTTACATCCGCAGTAAATCTTGTTGCTCTGACTGTAAATTTATATTCTTCTGTTACTGCCGGCTGGTATGGCACTCTGCCTGCTAATTCTCCTGTGTTTTGATCTAGAGCAAGCCCAGGAGGTAATCTACTTAGACTTCCGTCGTCATTAAAATCTTCTAGAGTAAAAATAATCTTACCTAATAAGTTTTCTGTGTCTAAGACATCTAAAAAAAGTGTGATATAGTTATTTGCTCTTCTAAAACCTAAATTACCCGGAGTTAACCAAATTGGCGTCCTTACATATGTGTTATCTGCTTTGAAGATTCCGTCTGCACTTGTCATAATAGTGTTATCGGATCTTAAGAAATCATCACCTACTAGATATATTCTAAACTTTCTGTCAACTATAGTTTCGCCATCAGTAACAGAAACAATAAACTGATAAAATCTATTAAGTTTTCTTGGAGATCTAGTTGGAATGCTTAAATCATAAAATGTGCTGTCGTAATAAAAACTAGAAAATCCGTTAGCAGGTAAAATTCCAAAATCAAAAGGATAACCAGAATAGCCATTAGTGTCGTAATGTCCTGATCCTGATCCTCTATCTAAAGATATCAGTGGCTCTGTTACCCCTACAATTCTTCCGTCTGAAGTTAATTGAAGCCCCGGTGGCAAAACACCGTTTCCTGGTTTAATAAAAAATTCTAATTGGTCTCCTGCTGCAATGTCGGTGTCAATAACTTCTAATTGAAAATCTACAGGAGCTGTGTCTAAAACAAAAAATGTATCATTTGGCCCTATGGCTAAAAGATCTTCTGGAGTTAACCAAACAGGATTGTCTGGGCCTTCTATTGTTATTCTAAAAGTTCTATCTTCAAAATAAAAAGATCCTGACGAGTCTTCATTTAAACTAGCCCTAATTACAAAAGTAAAAACTTTAGTTCGCTGAACTTCAAAAGGAGTACCAACAAGATTAAGACCTTCTATTCTTATTCCTGGAGGCAATTCGCCGCTTATTCTGGTCAGTGTGAGATTATCGTAAGAACTTGATATAGGTAAAGGTATAGTTGTTGTTGACCTTTCATTTAGTGTTCCTAGCGATGTACCCGAAAACGCTGTCCATAATGCTGCCATATTAAAGTGATCCTAGATCTAAATCAAGTTCTACAGGAGAAGCTATCGTACCTAAATCGATATCTGTTGTAGCAATTAAATAATCAATCCAATTTGTTATTGTTGATGTGAACCCTCCAAAATCTAAACTTTCAAAATATGGAGTAATAGTCCTTATGTCCGTTCCGTATACTGTTCCGTCAAGTGGTCCTATGAAATTTGTAGAGGTTATTTGACCTGCATTAATTGTGCCGGTCATTTGTATATTTTCGACATTTACTATAGAATTACCATTTGCGTCTAAGGTAGTTGTTAGTCGAGGACTATGATCAGTAAAAAGACTGGTTACTGCATTTATTGTTATAGTGCGTGTTATAGGATCAGCTTCTGTAGAAACTAAATCCCCGCCATAAAATCTAATACTCTGTCCATCTTCTAAAACAACAGATCCCGAGTCAGACAACACTGTTAATTCTTGCAGTCCTCCTGTTGCACTAAAAGTCAAACTGTTAGTGCCAGAATCTATAGTAACATTGTCTCCTGCAATTATTTTTTTAAATTCTAAATCAAAGCCAGTTTTTTGTTTAAAAAGACCTTCCCCGAAGTCACCTAAATTGCTAGCAGTAGTTGCTTCTGGTTGTCTTAGGTCTAACTCTTCAAAGTTTTGATTTACTTTAATAAATGCTTCACGTAAATCGTCGCCTGTACCGTCGTTTGCGATTGTTCCTATATTAATTAATGAAACTGCCATTTTTTATCCTCACACTAAATTGACCCAACTGCCGTTTTCGTAACCTTGGAATTTGTTATCTGTACTGTTGTAGATTATATCACCATTTGCTGCACCTAAATTATTTCTTTCTGTAGTAGTTAAAGAACCTAAACGCAGAACAGCTCCCGAAACTATTACTCCGTCTGCTGTATCTAGTGTTAAAGTGCTAGCACTGGTGATAGTTGCTGCTCCTAAAGATGTACTTGTTAACCCGCTAGTTGATATAGCACCTACAGTAAGTGTATTAGAAGTAGTAGCTCCTCTGCTTGTAATAGAATCTAATGTAGAATTATTTGTAATTAAAATATTGCCATCTGCATCTGAAGCGGTGCTAATATCGCCTGTGCCGCCAATTTGTATTGTTGATCCTGGAAGCACTGTTCTTACAGTGGAGTCGTCTCCGGTAATATCAAATAGTTCAGATATTCCTTCCGCTGCAACTGTACCAGGCCTCCATTCTCCTGTGCTAGAATTATAGACTAGCGCCTGGCCGTTAGTTACTCCGGTTGTTTCTACATCACTCAAGTCACTTAAACTTTCTAAATTTAAATTCGTAATGTATCCTACGTCATTAGCAAACTCGCTTAAACTTGTAGGAAGAATTGGTGTAAGGCTTATTGAGTTGCCATTTGAAATACTTAAAGTGTTGCCTACTAATCCTAATGTTTGAGAATCTGTTTCTACAGTAAGGTATCCAGCATCGTTTACTAATTCACTAACATTGACAGGAATGCTAGGTGTGTTAATTAAATCGTTATAATCTCCACTAAAACCTACTTCAGTTATATCTACACCACTAAGAGTAACATTAGTTGCCTCAATAGTACCAGTAGACGTAATACTGCCTACTCCTACAATATTAGAACCTGTAAGATCTAAATTGTCACCACTAGGTAATTCTTCAATTTGTTTATCTGTAGTGTTTAGTGTTAATGGAAATCTATTCGCCATGCTTTAATTCCTATCGTTATACATATTTATCGTATTATAAATTTGCCAATACCCATGCTTTAAAAGCAGCATAGTCGCCGGCTGCATCCTGCAATGCTGTTTTTAAATCAGCAATCTTAACGTACCCTGGTATTTCTCCATTTACACCGTCTACTAATAGTGTGCTATCGTCAGCAAATACACTACCATTTACATCGCCTGTAACATTACCTGAAACGTTACCAGTTACATCGCCAGTTACACCTTCTGCTGCTACAATATTTCTATTTGCATTAATTACTTGCCCCGCGCCTGCAGAAAGATCTAAATTTGCTGATGCTACAATTTGAATAGGTCCTGGACCAGTAGAGCCACCATTTGCAATAGTTAGAAATCCATCATATGCTGCCATCCAATTTTGGTTTCTGAGTGTT